TAACTAAACAAGAAGTATGTTGGGGAGAAATAAATAATTTTCAAAAAATTGATTTTGATAAAATTAAAAATTTAATTATCGATAATGAAGAAGTTTCTAAGTTAAAAGATTTATCTGGTTTATTTAAACATATTAGAATTCCTAATGACCAAAATATTCTTTGGTACAATGATTACATAAGAGATAAATACAAAATACATGAAATGATGTGTTTAACAGCTGAAGATTGGTACGGTCAAATTTTAAAACCTGGCGAAAATTCTTATAAAAGAAATCATTTAAATCCTAATAATACACATAGATCACCTGAATTTACAAGTATATTATTTTTACAAGGTGATGGAATAATTACAGTGGAATATGACGACAATATTGATAAAGGTCGTTGGTGGACTCAAGCTGTAAAAGAACATAGTTATTTTATTTTAAATAGTAGTTTACCTTTTTTCATACATAAAAATCAGGGAGATAAGGACTTAATTTATTTAGTGGTTCATTATAGACGATACTAATGAATTTAAATTATATTTATTATTACTTTACTGCTGCGTTATCTGATGATTTTATAAACAGATGTAAAGAGCTTGCTAGAGCAACTAAAGAACATAAAGGTTTAATCGGTGGTGCTGAAGTAATGAAAAAAGCTGGAAGAAAACCAACTACTAAAGATTTAACACATTTTAAAAAAATGAGAGATTCAAACATAACTTGGTTAGATCAAGAATGGATATATGATACTATACATCCTTACGTACAAAAAGCTAATAAAGAAGCAGGTTGGAATTTTCAATGGGATTGGACTGAACCTGCTCAATATACAATTTACAGGAAAAATCAACACTACGACTGGCATCAAGATAATTGGCCTATTCCTTATGAAGAAGACAGAGGCAACCTTGCAGGTAAAATAAGAAAATTATCTGTAACTTGTAATTTAACAGATCCTAAAGAATATAGTGGTGGAGAGTTAGAATTTTATAATGTTCAAAATCCTAAAAAGAAAAAAGATTTAGTTAAATGTAAAGAAATTTTACCTAAAGGATCTATCATTATATTTCCATCTTTTATTTGGCACAGAGTTACTCCAGTAACAAAAGGAACAAGAGCATCATTAGTTATGTGGAATTTAGGGAGTCCTTTTAAATGAGTTTTCAAGACGAAAATTTTACTGTTATTGAAGAAGCAATTTCTAAAGAGTTAGCTGCATTTTTATATAATTATTTTAAAATAAGAAGATTAGCTACAAATGCTTACTTTAATTATGGAATAATTAAACCTGAAGAAAAAATGTTCGGTACTTACAATGATCCTCAAATACCTAATACGTTTTCAATTTACGGCGATGTTGCATTTGATACTCTCTTAATAAAATTACAAAATAAAATGCAAGAGGTAACGGGTTTAAGTTTATATCCTAACTATAGTTATGCTAGATTATATAAAACAGGAGATGAACTACATCGACATAAAGATAGATTTAGTTGTGAAATATCTACAACATTATTTTTAGGGGGAGATAAATGGCCAATATTTTTAGAACCTTCAGGTAAAAAAGGTAAAGCTGGTAAAAGAATAGATTTAAATGTAGGAGACATGTTGGTTTATAAAGGAAATATACTAGAGCATTGGAGAGATCCTTTCAGTGGTGCAGAATCCGCGCAAGTGTTTTTACATTATACAAATACCAAAACTAAAGGAGCTTTAGAGAATATTTATGATGGCAGACCTCACGTAGGAGTACCTAATGATAAAATTAGTAGAAAGGTTTAGTAAACATTTAGATCATATGACTTATGCATCTGAAAAACAAAAGGAAGAAGAATTTTGGAATGTGCAAGGTATTTTTAAATCTAAAACAAATCAATTATTAAAATTTGATGTACGGTCAATGGTTAGAAATGAAGAGGGTTTAATAAGAGTTTTTTCATTTTTTACAAAAGCAGATAAATTTGCATTTGAAGCTGAGAAACAATGGATTGTAGTAGATGCTCAAGAATTACTAGAATATTTAGATACTCATGAATTAAAACATATTGACATGGAAGAAATTTTTAAAGAATTAAATTTTTACTGGTGCGTAGAACATGAATGAAATACATGACATATTTATTACTCCGATTAATAGAATATTACTTAATCAAGACTTAAATATAATTAAAACAGTCATTAAAGACATTCAAAATAAATATCCGTCAGAAATAAAAAGTAATGTAGGTGGATATCAAACTCCTAATATTGCTTTTAAAAAAATAAAAGAATTTAAACCTTTAGTAAAAGAAATTGAAAAATATGGTAATGAATACGCTTCTCAAATTTTAAGAATTAAAGATAAAGTAAAAATGTCTAATATGTGGGGTAATATTAATTATTACAAAGATTTTAACAGAATTCACACTCATCCATGGAGTTATGTATCTGGAGTATTTTATGTATCTACACCAAAAGATTGTGGGGATATAAATTTTAGAAATTTACAAAATATTGAATCTTACATACCACACAACAAAAAAGACTCAGCTAATTGCTACAATTCAGAAGAATTTGTCTTTCAAGTAAAAGAAAATTATTTATTTTTATTTCCACCTTGGGCACAACATTATGTTGGACCAAATTTTAGTAATGAAGAAAGAATAACAATAGCTTTCAATTTAAAATGATTAAAATAGAACCAGTGCAGCAATATTATGCTTTAGCAAAAATAAATAATTTTAAAAAACATAAAAAAGTTTTTTTAGATTTATTAGATAAATCTGAAGGCTATCCATTAGATATTGATTCACAAGATATTAGTAAAACAGATTGGAGAGTACCAAGAGAAACTAAAAGAATTTATATGGATTATCTTTTAGAAGTAGTTGTTCCTATATATAAACAAATAACAGAAAAATTATCTTATGGTCAATTTAAAATAGATAATGTTTGGTTTCAACAATATTACAAAAGTAAGTATCATGAATGGCACATACATCCAGAAACACATATGTCAAACATACTTTACATTGAATTACCTAAAGGAAGTGAAACACAAATATATGATCCAATAAAAGATAAAGTAACTAATATGAAAGTTAACGAAGGTGATTTATTAGCGATGCCAGCATATGTTTGGCATAGATCACCACCTAATCCGTCTGATGAAAGAAAAACAGTAATTGTTTTTAATAGTGAAGCTAAAGCAAACAAACCATTTGAACATAGAAATAATTACTGATGAAATTAAATTATAATATTCACTCTATAAAAAATTTTTACTTATTCGAAGATAAAAATAAAAAAAAATTAATTGCACATATTTTAAATGATAAAGATAAACATGATAATAAACCAAAATCAAAAAAAGAATTACAAAATTTTAGAATAAGTCCTCATCCTTTATTGAATAATTTGTATGAAGAATTTTTGAAGGAGTGTAAAAACTCATTAGGTGATTTTACCATTTACCAAAAAAACTCTAAAGATTTATTTTCTCTTTGCACAAACAAAAATTATTATAGCTCTGTTCCTCATGACCATATTTCAACATCTACTATTGTTGGTGTGTATTATTTAAATATCCCTGATGATAAAGCAGCAATAATATTTGATATAGATAAAAAATGGAGACCTTACATGCCTACAGAAGGGGAACTTTTAATATTTCCAAATTACTTGAAACATGATACATTACAAAATAATACAGAAGAGTGGAGGATAAGTATTAATATGGAAATACTTTGTGATCATCTATGGTTGAGATAGTCTCTAATATATTAACAAAATCTACTCATGTTAAAATTTTAAATTATTTAGGACATATCCCATATTTCATAGCTACTGATGAAAAACCAGAAGGAAGAATTAAAGAAGCATTTAAAGAAAAAAACAGGGGATTTAGTAATACTACTTACACAGAAAAGGATGGGATTAAATTAGACACTCCTTTAAATTTATATGCTGAAATAGTTTATGATAAAGTTTTGGATGAATTAAATATTAAGAAAGCATCTTTATATAGAATATTTTGGAATATGTATTTTAAAAATTCAGAAACAGCTTGGCACAAAGACGATGAAACAAAAGATACAAATATGTATTCAATTTTATATTCAATACATGATAATGGTGGGGGTATATTTATTAAAGATAAATTTTATAAAGATGTTCCAGGAGAAGCTAAAATATTTTCTAGTGGTCTTATACATAAAGGAGGAGCTCCGATAAAAGAAAATGTACGTTTTAGTTTAAATATAATGTTTAAGAGGTTTGAATGAATAATTTTATAGAAGAATATAAAATAAATAATCAATTATGTAATAGAATAATTTCGCATTTTGAAAATAGTAAAGATATAGAACATTTAAAAAATGAGTATGTAGATATGTTTCAAGTTTTTAGAACTTTAGATGAACCTTTAATGATGGATTATTTATATGAAATACAAGAAGGAATAAAACATTATAAGGAAAAATATGATTTAGATAAAATAACTGGGTACTGGCAATTAGATACTAATATTAAAATACAAAAATATAATCCAGGTCAAGCTTACGGTGGTTGGCATTCTGAAAGAGGAGAGGGTGATATGTATTTAAAAAGACTTCTAGCTTTTATGACTTATTTAAATGATGTTGAAGATGGAGGAGAAACAGAATGGAAATTTCAAAAATATAAAAGTAAACCTGTTCAAGGTAATACATATATTTGGCCCGCTGATTTTACTCATAGACACAGAGGACTTTTATCTAAAAATACAAAATACATTATAACTGGTTGGTTTAATTTTCTGTGATAGTATATGATAATTATTTAGATAAATTTGATTTTAATGGTTTATATAATTCAATTATAAATAAACCTAATAACGATTTTTCTTGGTATTTGATGAATGGAGTAGTTGATGATTACGAAAAAGATAAATTTCAATTTAATCATACATTTCATAATGGTATAAGTGTAAATTCTCCACATTTTAATTTATTAATTCCTTTATTAGTAAAAATTAAAGCTAAAAAAATTTTAAGAATTAAAATTAATTTACAACCTAGAACTAATAAAAAAATTGTTCATAGATGGCATACAGATTTACGAGAAGAGTGTAAAACAGGTATATTTTATCTTAATACTTGTAATGGATATACAGAGTTTAAAAAGCCTAAGAAAAAGGTCAAAAGTCTTGCTAATAGATTTGTAGAGTTTAACTCTAACATAGAGCATAGAGGGACTACTTGTACTGACAAAAAATATAGATTAGTGTTAAATTTTAACTACATATAAATAATACTGTTAAAAACATAAAAAGCCTATATAATACATAAGCTATGCTACAAAAACTTAATTTTAAACCTGGTTTTAACAAGACGGTCACAGATTCAGGAGCCGAGTCTCAATGGATCGATGGTGATTTTGTTAGATTTAGATACGGACTTCCTGAGAAAATAGGAGG